GATCTTATGGACACAAGGTTGAAAACTGCCCCGCCTCTGGTGATGTTGTTTCCCTAGGATGTCACTTTCCTTGCAAAAAACAAAATTGCGAGGATTGTGATGTTAATGGTAACAAGTCCAGTGGCAAGAAATGCAAGCCTGTTGTTGCCCCTACTGCTGCGGAGCGAAAGGCTCAATCCGAGAAGGACAAAGCCTTAGCTGCTCATGCCAAGAAGCCGCTTCCCGTCCCGCCCCCTAAGAAGGGTGAGGCGTTGGTGGCTGGTTCTCCTCAGTTCGATCAAAAGCCGGTGGCTCACTGCATGGGTGTTGCTTCCTCTAAAGGGAAGAATATCGCGCAGGTGCTATCGTGCTGGCTCGGGACCATCATTAACAAGCATGTTTATGATGATTGCGATGCTATTGCGTTCGGAGGAAAATCGACCCCTAAGGTGGGAATTAAGGTCCTTTATCGAAGTGAAGACTGTGGAAACGGTGACTTCATGGTGATAGACCATGTGGATGGGTCTCCTAAGATGGGCCAGAAGGTTGGGCTGCCAAAGTCCTACTTCTGTGTCCCGGAGGATTCCATGAAGCTTGGGTTTATCAACCAAGTCGGCAAGTTCTGCCCAGGCGTGTGCCTTAAGGCGAACGAGGTTGGCGCCACTGGCCTACAGATGCGGAATACCTGCAGCACCATGCCTGGTGATTGTGGGGGTCCGTATTTGTCCGTCGATGGTCAAGTCGTTGCTATCCATTTTAGCGCTGGGAAGAAGGGGAAGGACAACTTGGGGATGCCAATCACCGAGAAGTTCCTCGCTCTTCAGCGAAAAAACTGACTGAGCACATCGGGTCTCGTTTTTACGAGATTCCGGTGTGCAAGCCTAGCCGGCGGGTGATTGAAAACCTGCAGGTATTGGGCTATGTTCAGTATCGTCCCGTTGCTAAGTCGCATTTCGTCTCTGCTCCTTGGAGTGGGGATAGTCATGATGACGCGTATCTGCCTAGTGCTATGACCGAGGAAGCTTTAGCTAAATCTTGCGCGAAAGCATCGGATCCACTTAAACCTTATCCGCCTGAGAAATTGGCGTGGATGATGGCCTACGGGTTGCGAAAGCTATCCGGAATGTGGTTCGGTGAAAACGTGCGAGTTTACGAGGAAGCGTTGCGATTGTGCAACCTCGCGAAGAGTGCTGGATTCCCCTGGTATTACTGGACTTCTGACAAGTATGATTGCTTGATTCAGGATGCTGG